TTTCATTTCTTTTTTCTGTAAGTCTGCTTCGCCTGACATCATGCGTTGCAGAAGTTTTTGTTCTGCTTGCGTTTGAGTAACTTCTTTATCAATTACTTTTTCGCCTTGATTAATTTTATCTTTTATTCCAGCTTGAACTACTTGACGTTCTAATGTATCAATTGTTCCTTGTTGGCTTTTGATAGTTTCATCCATTTGCTCTATTTGCCCAGACATTTGAGCATATTGAGACTTCCTTTGTAATAAAGTCTTTTTATTTCTTATATCAGTTTGTTCTATCATGGCAATATCATCAATTAACCCAGCTTCATACCATTTAAAATATTCGTCTAGTAAAGCCCATCTATTCACAGGTTTAGTAGAGCCTGCTACAATTCTTATATCAAAACTAGAAGTTTGATAATCATTCCATCTTTTTATAACTTCTCCAAAATCATTATAAATAGGAATATTTATTGAAGCCTCTTTGACTTCTCCTTCGGTTGCCCCAGCTTCTGGTTGGACTATTCTAAAAACTTTTTTTGCAGTATATGTAAATTGTGCTATTTCTTTAAATACTTTTCCCATTTGCTCAAGAGCTGGCTCAACAATATTATTAACCCATTGGCTTATTCTTCTTGTCCCATATTCATCTAAAGCTAACATACCTCTATAGGTATCATGTTGAGGTTGACCGACTCCTTGCATTTGAGATGCGACACCACTAATATATTCAATATCTTGCTTACCTTCTTGAGTCACTGTATAGAAAGCATTATTAATAGGAAGAGGTTGTATTGGAGTTGGAGGTTCAAATCCTTGTCTATATTTTAATAAAGCTCCAGGGGAACTTGAATACTTCTCCCATTCTTCTTCATCTACACTTCCTTCGGTATAAAGCCATCTAAGGTTAGAAGCGAGATTTGCATTATGAAGCATAATTTGGTGTGCTTTATTTATTTCTCTTTGCTTTCCAACCATAGGAAGAACTGCCCCAACTGCATAAGGAGTTCCTGTAAAATTATACATTACAGGTATAATAGGATATTCAGATAAAGGCAAAACTTGTTCATATAAATATATATCGCCAACAGATGCACAAACTTTTACTTGAGTTTTAAAAAATGGAATAGATTCTACAATAGTATTATAATAATTCTCATCTTTTATTAAATCATCATATATTGATTTTTCAAGTATTGTTTGGACAGTCTTCGTTTTTGCTTCTACAAGCTTTGCTTCAAGAATAGCTTTCTGTTCCTCCATCCTTGCATCAGCTTCTTTTTCAGCTTTTTGCATCTCTACTTCCATTCTCTCTGGAAGCATTTCACCTTCTTGAACTAATTGAGATAATTCTAATTCTTGTTCTTTTAATGAAACTTCTATGTCTTTAGCCATTATCTCTGCCTGAGATTGAGCTTCCTGCCTTATCGCATCTAATTCTTGAGGTGGAGGTGGTTGTTTTAACCACACGTTCATAAATTCTATTTTTTCTTTAGTGTACACTTCATAGTAATCAAGAACTTCGTCTTTTTCACCTTCTAAAGTATAAGCTTCATTCTCTACATCCCCTGGCTGTATAGTTTCAGACTCATGGACATCTCTAAGAGAATATTGTTTACTTTCAGTAGTCCCACTCGCTCTTACAATTTTCTTCTTCATCGTAGGCATCATTCTTACTAACGCTGATTTGGCTATATTTTTTTGTATTATAATATAACTTGCATCTCTAAAAAGAAAATCTCTACTCATTGGGTCAACATAGACATCATATGGGTCGACTGATTCAAACATTACTTCTCCAATGCCTCTATCTGCATCAGGGTCTACATCAACTCTAAACATACCAACGCCTTTTACTAAAGCGTCTTGTATTACTTGCCCAAATAAACTTTTTCCATTAGAAAGATGCCAACAATATTCGGCTATCATACTATGAACATGAGCTACATCACTATCGCTTCCCTCTGCTCCTATCGCCTGCCATCGAGGGTTATTAGCAGTAACAAAGTATTTCATTATATCAATAGCTGGAGTTATTCTATTAATAATAAAGTCAGGCATTCCACCTTCTCTTAAATCGTCTTTTTCCTCAGCCGTTAATTGCTCATTTAAATAGAAGTCCATACTTTTTTGAGAGTCTTGAAACCATTTCTTACGATAGTAATTATTAGACTTTCTCCAAAGTTCTACATTTATTTGAGCCTTATTTGGTCTTCCCTTTTTAGCCATTATAGTAACCACTTTTTATATGCATCAATAAAATGTTCAGGGTCTCCAGCCCCTCCTTCTGTATTATAATATTTTTTCCAATAAGCAGCTTGTCCCTCTATGCTATTAGGCATCCTCTTAGGAACTCTCCAGTACTTTAAACGGCAATGAACTATTCCAGCTGCTATATTCTTTTCTAATATTTCTGCCCATACTCTTTCTTCAAGATTTTGCCAGTGCTTTATATCTACCATACTTGCTTCAGCACATTTTCTCATTAACTCTGGTCTATGCTTAAGATAGTGGGCAAGATTATCTACACAGGTCGCGGGCTCTACCTGCCAAAACGAACGGGATGGTCCGTCTCCCATTTGTCTGATGTATTCGTATCTAGATTCTACAATTCCAGTGCAGAGAACAAGATTAATAGCATCCTTTGATGCATATTTTTCTCCCATCCCCATGCAAGTGTTAGACACTAGCGATTCCATTTGAGAAACACTAATCATCTAATTAATAAGATTTTTTCATTGAATCTATAACAGTATCTTCTATCTTTGGTTTTTCAAAACCCTTAGTGCCACCAATAAAAGGCGTCCATTCTTCATCTGACATATGAGGAGCACCAAGAGTGTGTCTAAACATTTGACTTTTTGAGTACCCCTTTTTAGATAATTCTTTGAATGTAGAATCAGCCTTTCTAGTTATTGGACCAGCAATTCCATCAATTTCGCCATCATATAAATTTATATCTGAAAGCATTTTTTGATAAGCTTTCATATCTTTGTTGGAACTTTTTTGTTGTTTTTGTTTTTTTTCCATTAGGCAGTTATCCAGTTCTTTGCTTTTCTTTTAGGTTTATACCATTTAGGCTTTTTATCCTCACTTAAACGATAATTAGGAGGAAAAGCGTGTAAATTAGCGTAATAAAGGCTCTCAATTGTATCATCATGAGACATTCTCGGTCCAAATGTAAGTATTTCATTGATTAAATCAAACATATTTTCACGAAAATACATTGCTCCAATAGAGAATATACCGCTTAATCCACTATAAATACGATTTCTTTTCTGCGTTCCCCCTGGTTTTTCAGGAATGACAGCTATATCAAAACGGTTTATTCTTCTTCTCTCATCATTGAGAGCTTGAAAGATACTTCTGTTCATAGCCACATCCTCAACAGTCGCACTTGTGCATTTATATTTATCATATAACTCTATAATATAATCTACTACACCCTTTTTGTCAAGTATATTTCCTTCTGCATCTTTAGCTCCAATAGTAGGGATGCTCCGATGTCTTTCATACTCAAGGACTCTTCTGTTGTTATTAGAATCCACTGATATAACCATTATAACTGAGAAATCACTTTCTTTTGTATCTATATCAGTCGCTGGGTCACACCCAATAAATGTATTAACTGGAACTTTCTCTCCATCACAAACAATATAATTATCTCCATCTTCATTAGCATAGTATCCTTCCCAATATTTTACATGGCTTCTTCTCCAAACAGAATCCTCTTCTGACTGAACTTCCATCATATATTCTTGGAAAAATTTGGATGGGGTGCCTGAATCTCTATAAAACTTTTTCTTCTCTTCTAATTTCTTTATAGGAAACCAAGAGTCCCACAAAGCAGAACCATTAGGAAGTATCGCCTTATAGGTAATCACCTTCCAAGCAAACTCCCTTTTAGCTTTTTTAGCCTTTTCATTAGAGGTAATAAGATTATTAATAAAGGAATCATAGTGTACGGGAGTGCCATTAACACGCAACCGACCAGTATGAGGTTCAAGAGCGGGATAAACAACAGCAGTGACAAGATTCGCATTTTTAGACCTCGCATCGTGAGTAATTGTATTTGCTTCGTGTTCAAAATCATCAAGAATAATTAAATCATATCTTTTATGTAACTTAGCACCACCTCTGATACCTGCCACATTACTTTTTGATATAAGCTTACAACCATTTGTTAGTTCTATATCTTCTTCTGTCCACTTCCTTCCTTTTAGCTCACCAAAGTAATACTTTACTCTGTCGTTAAATTCAAAATGATACTTAATATAATCCATGTTCCCAACACTTAATTTTTGTGTAGCAGAAACCCATGCGTAGAAATGCATATCAGTATCTAAAAAACAAAAATCTTTTATTATACTCGCTTTAGTTAAAACAGTTTTACCATGTCCTCTAGGAAGGATAATAGCTAATTGCTTTTCTTTAGGATTATCAATCGAGTCAGCCATCTCATAATGGAAAGGAGGCGTTTCGCTTCGCAAAAAATCGTCAGGCAAGAACAACTTCCCAAATGCGATTAAATCTTTACTTGCTAGTTGTAGTGCTTCTTCTGCTTTGCTTACGTTTTGGCTGTTTAGGTTTGCCATCTTCTTCTTTTGTTTTAGGGTTCATAAATCCAGACAAATTATCTTCATCTTTATTCATTTTAATATAATTAGCTAAGACATCATCAATTAACAATATATGTTTATACATATTTTGCATAGCAATATCATGGTCATTTAAAGCCTTAACCATATCTCCTTTTGTTACGCCTTTTCTTTTAGTACTCATTTCTTAGCCTTTGTTTAATTTAAATTTATTTTTATTTGGCATCTCTCTTGTATCCAAAACTTCTTTTATATATTCTTTAAACATCTCTGCCCCTTTAAATCTTGGAGGAGGATATATTTTATCT